CAAAGCGTGAGGCTACAAAGGCAGGAAAGCAGTTTGCCAAACAGCCCAAAAAGATTGCTGAAAAGATCAAGGGGTTTCGATGAAAACTCCAGCATGGCAACGAAAGGAAGGACAGAATCCAAAAGGTGGTCTTAACGCTGCTGGACGGGCAAGCCTGAAGGCCGCAGGTCAAGACATCAAAGCCCCAGTCAAGTCTGGTGACAATCCTCGCAGGGCATCGTTTCTGGCCCGTATGGGTGGCAACTCTGGCCCTGAATACAAAGATGGCGAACCCACCCGCCTGTTGCTGAGTCTGAGGGCATGGGGCGCATCGTCCAAAGCAGACGCACAAGCCAAGGCAAAGCGAATCTCTGAACGCAACAAGGCCAAGTAATGCAAATACCTATCGTGAACGGTATTTACACCGACAACACGCCAGAGTTGCGGACATCGTATCCAGTCAATCTTGTGCCTGTGCCCAAGGTATCGGGCATCAGTAATGGGTTTTTGCGTCCGGGCGATGGCATTGTGGCAAACGGCACAGGCCCAGGTATTGACCGTGGCGGCATCAACTGGCAGGGCGATTTATATCGGGTAATGGGTACAAAGCTAGTCGAGATATCCAGCATAGGCGCTGTGACCATCCTGGGCGATGTGGGTGGCCCTGTGACTCAGTTGGTGACCTTTGATTATTCCTTTGACCTGCTGGCGATTGCATCAGGTGGTCGGCTTTACTATTGGAGTGGCACAACGCTGACTCAGGTGACCGACCCCGACCTTGGCGTGGTGCTGGACTTCGTTTGGGTCGATGGTTACTTTATGACCACTGATGGCGAGTTCTTGATCGTCACAGAGTTGACCGATCCGCTGATTGTGAATCCGTTGAAATACGGAAGTTCAGAAGTTGATCCTGATCCCGTAGTAGCTTTGCTCAAGCTGCGAAACGAAGTCTATGCTTTGAACAGAAACACCATCGAGGTATTTGACAACGTGGGCGGTGAGTTGTTCCCGTTCGCAAGGATTGATGGCGCACAGCTACAAAAGGGCGTTGTCGGGACGCAGGCTTGTTGCGTCTTTATTGAGCGTATAGCATTTCTTGGAAGTGGGCGAAATGAAGCTCCATCCATTTATGTAGGCGCAGCCGCAACCACGCAAAAGGTGAGCACGCAAGAAATCGACAATATCCTGCTTCAATACAGCGAAGCGCAATTGTCTCTGGTTAAGCTGGAGGCGAGAAACGACAAGAACCACCAGCATCTCTACGTTCATTTGCCAGACCAGACGCTGGTTTATGACGCAGCCGCATCAGAGGCTTTGCAAACGCCGGTCTGGTTTACCTTGGTTAGCACCCTAAATGGTCTTGCTCAATACCTTGCGAGAAACTTGGTGTGGGTCTACGACAAATGGACGGTGGGAGATCCGCAATCGAGCAATATCGGGTATCTGGTGCAGGATACAGGCCACCACTGGGGCCAGCAAGTTCGATGGGAGTTTGGGACGCTGATTGTCTACAACGAGAGCAACGGGGCGATATTTAACGAACTTGAGCTTGTCAGTCTGACGGGTAGCATTGCGCTTGGCAAGAATCCACAAATTAGCACTAGCTACAGCGTTGATGGGCAGACCTATTCGCAAGAAAAGTTTATCTCTGTCGGCACGATTGGCAACCGCAAAAAGCGTCTTACATGGTTTCAGCAAGGCCATATGCGAAACTGGCGTATCCAGCGTTTCCGTGGCGACAGTGATGCTCACGTATCCTATGTGCGGCTCGAAGCGCAGATTGAAGCACTGGCGTACTGATGGCAACCGCACCTGTTTCTCGCAGGCTAAACCTAACCCGTGACCAGCTTGCGGAGTTCCTGACTGACCAACAGCAAATCAGACAGTTCGAGCTTCTGTTTTCCACTGTTGACCAACTGCAAGTTATTGTCGGGACTGATTTCGAGTTTCAGGCAGACACCGCCGCGGCGACTGCAAATGAAGCGTTATCGCAAATCAGTGTGCTGGCACAATCACTGGAATTACTTGCGTTGGCTCCTGTGCGTAACAATATTGAGTTGGCGCATGATGTGGTTGGCATCTTGCCGTATGCAAACCAAACCCCAAGGGTGCGATCTAATCAGGTGCTGACATGGCTTTCGATGTAATCACCCCCGTTAAATTTGGTCAAGCCGCTATCACTACCGGCGTGACTACGCTGTACACAGTACCGGCCAGCACACGCGCTTTGGTCAAAGAATTCAGCATCGCCAATACAACGGCGGCAGCTATCAACGTTCGTGTTTTCTTCGTGCCATCAGCAGGATCGGCAGGGACTGGAAATGCTTTCCTTTACGATGTGCCTGTACCCGCTAACAACGCTTTGCAGTACAACGGCATCGAGGTTCTGAACGCTGGAGATTTCATTCAAATTCAGGCGGTATCGACAGGCTTGACCATCATTGCCAGCGGCGGCGAAGCCACATAAGGGGTAGATATGACCGTAACAATTAAGGTGCTGATTCCAGCAAAGCAGGCTGAAAACACGCAGACCACGCAGTACACCGCGACCAACTGCAAGACGATCATTGACAAGTTTACTGCGACAAATACAACGGCAGGAAACGTGGCGATTAGCGTCAATCTGGTCACCAGTGGCGGCAGTGCAGGCGTGACCAATTTGATTGTGGATACGAGAAGCCTTGCTCCTGACGAGACTTACACGTTCCCCGAGTTGGTGGGACAGGCACTTGAGCCGAGCGGGTTTATCTCAACTCTTGCTGGTGCTGCAACATCTCTAACCATCCGAGCCAACGGGCGCGAAATTACTTAGGAGCAGAAATGAAAGACTTTATGATGATTCCACGCGGCTTTACTGGCTTGCCGATGGACGATGAATTCATCACCAACGCAGAGAACAAGAAGAACTACGCCATCGCGGTCCAAGATTGGAACTACGGCCCTGAAGTGCCGACCAACGAGCCAGGCGCAAACAAAGAGTTTTACGTTGGGCTGGCCAAGGCTATGCAGTGCGACGAGAAAGACGCAAGGCGCAAACACTGTTCGAACTGCGAATACTACGACAACAGTTTTATGACCCAAGTCAGGATTGAGCGTATCCCGCTTGCCACTTACGACAAGGGCGCAGGGTTCAGGGGTCACTGCGAGAAGCTGAACTTTATCTGTAACGATATGCGGGTTTGTCAGGCATGGGAAGATCGCGAAGATGAGATGGATTGACGAAATTATGAAATGTGGGAAAATTATGACGCTGAGTTATGGCATCCAGCAGCCTGCACTGTACAGGAGTGTCTGATGAACAATGTCATTGTTCGGGATGTGCCAGCTAGTCATCTGCCAATCTATCGGCTAGAGGCTGAACTATTAAAGCTGCCACAGGTAGATATGCCTGTTGAACACGCTTTTTGCGCTGGTCTGTACGCTCGCACAATGCATATTCCTGCTGGCACTATTTTGACTGGAGCAGTTCACCGAGAGGAATCGTTCTTCTTGGTTCGCAAAGGCAGTCTCATTGTTAGCACAGACAATGGGATGCGTACCCTTGGCCCAGGTGATATGAGCATTTCTAGTATCGGCACTAAACGCGCTGGTGTTGCCCTAACTGACGTAGATGTGACCACTTTTCATGCAAACCCGACCAACGAGCAGGAACCGAATGCACTATGGGATTTGTTCACCATTCCAGCACTTGAAGCCGCGCACTTGGAGAAATTAAAATGACATTCGGACTATCTGGGGCAGCGCTTGCAGGGATTGCCGTTGGCGGCGCAACACTTGTATCAGGCCTTGCTCAAGCTGATGCAGCACAAAGTGCATCTGAAACTCAAGCAGGAGCAGCACAAGCAGGCATTGACGAGCAGCGTCGCCAGTTTGAAGCAGTGCAGAAACTTCTTGCCCCTTATGTTTCTGCTGGAACACCCGCACTTGAAGCACAGCAATCGTTCTTGGGCTTACGAGGCCCAGAGGCAGAGCGTGCTGCAATAGATCGAATTAAAGGCGGTGAGACATTTCAAGCACTATCGCAACAAGGTGAAAACGCATTGCTTCAACAAGCATCTGCCACTGGTGGATTGCGTGGTGGAAACATTCAGGGCGCGTTGGCTCAGTTTCGACCGCAATTGCTGTCAAGCCTGATTGAACAGCAATATAGCCGTCTTGGTGGCATGACGTCGTTGGGCCAACAATCAGCAGCCGGTGTCGGTACTGCTGGCTTGCAAACAGGACAAAGAATATCCGGATTGCTTGGAGAACAAGGGGCAAACATTGCTGGAGGCGAGATTGCCCAAGGCAAAGCATTCCAAGCAATTCCACAAGCAATATCCAGTGGACTTGGTTTATTTTCTGGTTTGGGAGGGAAGTTTTAATGGTCGCTCCTACTGATTACGGCGTTCAAATTGCTGACCCAACTCAATCATTTCTAAGTGCTTTTCAAGCTGGTGCTGGAATTCAAGAGGCAAGACTTAAGCAAGAGCAGCAAACGCAACAAGCGGCACAGCAAAAGTTAATTCAAGAGGGATTCACAAAGCTACGTAGCCCAAATGCAACTACTGAAGATGTTTCAAATCTTGCAATGATTTTGCCAAAAGATCAAAGCGAATCGGTGCTCAAAGCATGGGCGCTAAAAACAGACGTGCAAAAACAGAATTCACTTTCGCAAGCGGGAAAAGTTGTCTCTGCTTTATTTGCCGGTGAGAATGAGATTGCTCAGCAATATATAAACGACCAAGCTGTTGCAACGCGAAATTCAGGAAATGAAGAGGGCGCAAAGTTTTTGGAAACATGGCGTGGTGTCACTGAAATAAACCCCGCAGCCTCGCGAGACTTTTTTACATCTCAACTTTTGCAATTGCCTGGAGGTAAGGAAATTGTTGAAAACATCATTAAACTTGGCGCAGAAAAAAGAGCAGCAGGAAAAGCCCCATCTGAATTGTTAGAGGCTCAATCGAAAGCTAAAAAGGCCGAATCAGAAGCAAACGTTTCTGTGGCGACTGCTACAGATGACATTGCCAGAGCCAAAGCTCTGCGTGAATTGGAGCAGGCCAAGGCAAGGAGAGAAGCAGCAGAAGCTGATGTAGCCCAAGGAACTGTGCAATCAAGACAAGATTTAGCTACTGCTCAGCTTGAAAAAGAACAAGCCTTGACGGCTGCAAGTGTTGGTGGCGAAGGTAGGGCTGCTGGACTTGCCGAAAGCGTACTTGAAAAATCAGTTGCAGACGCAGCCGCTGCTGTTGCTGATGCTGAAAAGAAAGTAGCTGAAGCCAAAGGAACTCCGGCTCGATTGGAAGCCGAACAAGGCTTGAGCGTTGCACAAGCTAACCAACAACGCGCATTGACTGCGGCGAGTGTAGGTGGAGAAACCAGAGCCGCGGCAAAAGGACCAAGCGAATTGAAAAAGGCTGTGGCCGATGCAGATAAAGCAAAGTCTGATGCTGACAAGGCAGCAATCGAACTTAAAACTTTAGCTCTTATTAAAAACGCTGAACTTTTGAAAGCAAAGTCTGATGCTGACAAGGCAGCAATTGAGGCTAAGTTTGCAACCAGAATTGCTGAGGCTGACTTGAAGCTTAAATCTAATCAATCAATAGCTTCTGCCGCATCCACTAAATTATCTTTAGCTTCTGCTGGATTGACAGAACAACAAAGACTCAAACTTGTAAAAGATGCTGAAAGTGGCCCGATGCCAGTGTTCAATTCACAACTTGGTGGATTTGTTGTTCCAATAACAGCAAAAAATCCTAGTGGTGGTTTTATTCCACTAAATGAAGCGGTGAAAGTAAAAGATCAACAAGCAGCCATCAAGGCGCTTAAAACGGCCGGGTATGATCCAGAAACAGGCGAAGATAATATTACTCGTTTGATCAAAAGATCAACAGGAGGCACTCTTGGCGCAGTGACTGATGTTGCTTTAAGGGCTTTCGGAGTGAGCGACTCTGGTGCTGATGCTATAAATGCTTTAGCAAGTACATCAAATGCCATAGCTACAGATTTACTCGGTGGAAAACTTGGTGCTGGCATATCAAATGCTGATAGAGATTTTATTGTTGCTACTCTTGGAGATGTAGCAAATCCATATAAAACAAACGATGAGCGTTTGGCAGGATGGAATACAGCCAAGAATAGGATGATGTTGTCTGGAATGATTCCACCTCCAAAAAAAGTAAAACCTCAAGGAAGTTTTGGAGAAGCAGACGCTCCAACAGTACCAAATCCAGCTAAAGCAGCAGCAATAGCTGCGGCAGTTGAAAAACACAAAAGCAAGTAGGAAAGAACATGGCGACTATTTCAGAACTTGAAGATGCGCTATTGAATGCTGATAAAGCAGGTGATTCCAAAGCTGCTAAGTTGCTTGCTGATGAAATTACAAGACTTCAGTTACAAGTTTCAATTTCAAATATTCCCGGAAAAATTAGAGAAGAACCAGCGGCTTTTCCACTTGGCCCTGAAACCACAACTCAAGGTGTGATGGGGGCGGTTACCCGCGCTTTGGCTTTGCCAGTAGCTGGTGCTGCGGCTGGTTCTGCAATGGGTGGGCCACCCGGTGCATTGGCTGGTTTTGCTGCTGGAACACTAGCCCCAGCCGTTGCTGACCCAGCGGCCAGATTGATAAATCGTGTATTTGGTACTCAAATACAACCGCCTTCAGAAACTTTAAGCAATCTTTTGACTAAAGCTGGAGTACCAGTACCACAATCTGGTACTGAAAAATTTGTCGGTGAGTTGGCTTCTGGAGTTGCGGCAGGAACAGCATTACCAGCACAACTTGGACGTACTGCTGCTGCTTTGGCACAAGGCACCCGTGCAGCATCTGTAGTGACTCCAATTGCC